ATTCCGTGTGCGGTTGGCATCGCAGATGCTTGGGGAAGGACCCACGTGTTCCCCTCTCTCTCTCACCACAGCCCCGGCCTCGCGTCCCTCTCCCTTTTCTTATCACTCCATATGGCACAATATTTGCATAAGAGCGTATATATAATCTATATAATATTATTATAATATCACTTATTAAGCACTGCCGCCCGAGGATACCTTCGCCTTCCCGGTTTTCTTCTTGTACGCGCCGCGAACCTTCGCCGCGGGTTTCTTAGATTGCTTGTCCATCCGTTCGCGGATGCGATGGTACACGCGGGCCATTTCCTCATCCGTCAGCAACCCTTGGAAATTCAAGGCGATGACGGATCGAACGGCGGGAATCTCGTTCCAGCGTTCGGGGGATTCGGGCGGTTCGTCGATCACTTGCGTTTCCTTTCGACGCCGGGAAGCCCGCACACGTGCTTGCGGAGGAATGCCACGTAGGACGATGACGCCCCGGTGGTGCTGCATATTTCGCGGTCCGGTACACGCTGCCGGATCATGGCGAGAATGGTTTGTTTCACGGCTACGCCCCCAATTTCTTCTTGACCGTTTCCGCCTGCGAGCGCGGCACGGTGATGTAGATCGTCCGCTTTCCGAGATCCCTCGCGGCGGCCGTCCGGTGTCGCCCGTCCGTGAAGCTCACCTTGCCCGTCTTGTGGTCGTACGTCGCCCGGGGCATCTCCACGGGCACCTTCTTCCCGCCACGCTGGGGATTGCGGATGAACTCCTTCGCGTTCTCCAACTTCTGCTTGCCCTGGTTCCCGCCGGACTTGCCGACGTAGTTTTCCTTGTCCTGCTGCCACGCTTTGTCGAGCTTGCTCACGGAGACCTTCACGGCGACCTCGTTCGCGCCCACGGCCCCGGCGGGCTTCACCCAATCGGTGCCGCTGGTCGATTTCACGGGAGTGGACCCGGCGCCGTTGCCCGTCGGGAGATTCGCACCGCCGCCAGAGTTACCCTTGCTCATGAGATTGGCCTCACAGTTCCGGGTTGTTGACGCCCAAATCAATCGCCAACGCGATGCTGTCTTCGCGCACTTGATCTTTCAGATCCGCGGCCTTGGCGATGTTGACTTCCGGGCCGATACCCGCGAGCAACAGATGGATAGCCCACTTTCGAGCCGCTTCTTTTTTCGCCTCAACGCTCGCGTTATCACCGTTGATGATTCGGGCCAGAATCCCAACGCACTGGGCCAGTTGCCCAAGCGATGCCTTGTAGTAGGGGATCCATTGTTCGTTTTCGTGGCCGTCAAGATTCGCGGCGTCGGTGATCTCGTCTCGCTCGTCAGCTTCAAGACTGACGCCATTGCGGATACACCAGAGGCTAATTTCGCGGGCTGTCATTGCGTTCCTTGGTTGGAGTTTTTGCGCGGTTGCTTCGGTGGCTTCTCGCTGTCGATCTGGGTTTGCAGTAGTGGCCGCATGGCTTGCGTGAACTCGTGCAACACGGCCCACGTGCCGTAGATGGCACACAGTTTGTCAATCTCGGCGTGGAACGCCTTGCGGTCGGAATCACCCATTGCTGTAAACCTCCCTTGTTCCCCGATACCCCGAATGCACGGCACCCGGCGTCCGCTCACACCATTCCGCCGTCTTTCGCCCACCGCCCACAACCAGGAACACCGGCGCCGCGACCCCGAACGAGCACGCGAATTCATACTCACGCGTGAGCGAATCCAACCGTCCGTCGTACCCTCGCGTCGCGAACGCCCGCCAGTTGAACGGAATCCCAAACCTCGCCTCCGGTCGATCCAACAGTCTCTCCGGCATGTTGCAATCCACGAACACCGGCACCCCGCACGATTGCCAGTACCGAGCCGCCCACCGCTTCCGGTAGATCCCCGCGAGCACCAACGCGAGAGGCGTGTCATCGAACGCGCTCACGTTCAATTCCACCGCCGCCGCACACCCGGTTTCCACCAACGTCGCCGGGTTGGCGAGCAACGCGTTGAACTTTGCATCATCGACGTACCCGTGCCACGTTCCCGAATGCTCCCCGGCCCGCGACTTCGAACCCCACGCCCAAACGGGCAGAGGCACGCAATCCGGTTGAAGGGATGCGTCGAGGTCGGGGATGCCCAACCAGTTCGATGCGGGAAAGATCGCGTCCACGGGGCTGAATTCCTAGGTGAGTGCGAGCACTGTAAATGCAGGGATGCAAGGGAAGGTTGCTTATGCGGCTACCCGTGCCCTCGACGGTGCCATCCCCAACAGATCGAGCAGCACGGCCGCATTCTCCCTCACCGAATCGATCAGGTCGCACGGGATTATATCGCGAGCGGTATCGGGTCGGTGCTCCGTGAGCCATCCCTTGCGGCGTAAGGCTTTCAGGTGGTTCACCACACCGTTCGGCGATGCGATGCCGCAATCCCGCATCAAGTCGCGGACCGTTGGCGGGACGCCGTACAGCGACCAACGTTTCAGGATCGCGACGTAAACCGCGAGTTGACCGGGGGCGAGTGGCTTCCTCACGATGGCTGGGTTGGTGTTCATTGCTCGTTGATCCTCTGGAACCAGTACAGGAATTCCGCCTCGCTCAAACTCGGGGATTCGTCGAACGGTTCGTAACGTCGAAAATTCAACTCGTTTAGCAGCTCGTCATCGTCCGTTTGTTTCACACTCTGCGGCATCGGGTAGATGAGATCGAACTTTGCGGCGATCACCGCTTCCGCCCGTTGCTCGGCTTCGCGGTAGAAGCGGAATTCCGGATGGATCTTCAACGGCCTGGGAATGTCGCCTAAATAGGCTTCACTCGCATCATGCAAGAGAGCCGTAAGCATATCCTGCTTCGTGGCATTCGGGTTGAGCATCTGATACCGGTGGAACACGCGAACACTGTGAGCCGCCACGTTCAGCACGCCGCTGCAGTGCCCACCGAACCGGCACACGCGAGAAAGCGAATGGGCGATGTCCATGATGTCGATGTCCGCCACGGTGAGGGCGAGCGGCTGAACGAATCGGCCGGTAAAGGTTTTGATCCATCCCGGATGCGCGAGAGCGCTGAATGCCGGGTGTGGTTGGTTGTTGGTCACTTGCTTTCTCCCGTGGTGTAGATTTCGATTCTCACGCCTTTGAGCCCGCCGGGCGATTGCTCGAAACTTGAATCCCATCGATCGTCCCCATCGTTCGCGCCGAACATCAACGCGAGGGCATCTTCCACACCCTTCAACGCGGGCCCCACGTTTGCCTTGTCCAGCTTCCGGCCGCCGAGCCTGGTGAAGATCAGCTTCAATTTCTCGCCCTTGTGGTAAGCCACTGGGAAGCGATGGAAGAACTCCCAGCGGCTCCCGATCACCCTGGACACGATCCGCCGAGCCTCCTTGTTGCGGTTGCTCCTCTCTCGCCACTCCCGCCCGTTCGCCTCGCTCGCCGTCTCGATCGGCAGCGTGATCGTCCCCGGCGGAATGAACAGCACGGGCACGAACGGGGAATCGTCGTGCTCAGGCTCCGGGGCATCGATAAACCCTTTCGTTTTCAGCACTTCCAACCAGTCGAGTGAGAGACCCATGCCTATGCCCCCTTGGATGCTGGCATTTGAGGGCGATCGCCGAACACAATTCCGAGAATGACGTCATCGTTGCATTCAAACTCAAGGGCAATGTCGTGCGGGTGGTGTCTCTTGAAGCCGTTCTTGCCGGCCGCCATGTCCCAGATTTTCATGCGGTCTTGGATGCTCAAACTGTTGAACCCGCTTTCATGTTGATAGATCGCGGTCTTGGCTTCCTTTTTCGTTCCCCATTTCAAGTTGCTCGGCTTGATGTTGCACGTGTCCCCGTCGATGTGGATGGAAACTTCATCCTTCTTGGGCAGCCCGTTGAACGCTCGGCATACCAATTCGGCAACCGAAACGAACCGGTCCTTGATCTTCACTCGCCAGTCGTACTTTTCCTCTTCCCCCATTTCGTGCATCTTGAGTTCGCCGTAGCGCCCAGCGATGCAAACACTCTCGCCCTTCATCAACACCCGATACCCCTTGAAGCCGGGGATCTCGCGGCCGTTGATGTCTTCCAAACTGCGCCAGCACACGTTCTCGGCGTGGTCGTTTTCGTCGTTGCCGTCCAAGTAGAAGAGTGCTGACCCTTCGGGTTTCGAACCGTGGAAGGCGAGGCAGACGAGTTCAGCAACGAGAGCGAATTTTTGTTTGCCCCGAGCGCCGATGCGAACACGCTTGCGGTAATCGACGTACTCGCCGCGCTTGGACTTCTCGGCGTTCTCGGCAGTGTCCCAATAGATCGTTTCGATCTCGCCGTACCGCCCAAACACTTTCGCGCCCGCTGTGACCTTGTACCCCGGGTAGCCGGGGATTTCTTTGGCGTCGTCTTGATTCTTCACCATGTTCATCAACTCCGTTTAGGTTTCGGTGTTTCTGGGAATTCCCCTAGTCTTAAATTCCGGGAACCGAATTTTGGAACTACGAGAACGCCTATTATTCTAATTGTTGTATGCGTTTTTCTTGCTCGCTTCTCGTAGCGTCAGGATTCGGTTCCCGGTATTTGACCCTAGGGGTAGAAGTTTCTCAGACTGGAATCCGATAGAGGTAAGGGTCGCCCTTTTTACCCTCGCCCTGTCGTTCTAACTCACCGCCGTTTATCCACTTATCGAGAACGTCGCGTACGTCGCTGACCTTTTTGGCCTTCTCCTGACGCTTTTCGGCCAAAGCCTTCACCACTGCTTCGCATGTCATCCATTCCGCGCCGGTCTCTTCGAGGCACTTCATGAGGTCGTTTTTCCAAATTGGACCTTGGCTCTGCCGCTCGTCGGGGATTGCATCGTCCGGATCTCCAAGCCCGACGTACTTCCCGTGTTGGAGCTCACAGAGCAACTTGAGCGGCGTCGCGGCGTACCGGCCCACGGCTTGGAGGATCCGTTTCGGGTCTTTCGGGTTGTCCGTCGATCGGCGGAATTCGATCAGCAGTTCCACGAACGCGGAGAGGCCGCCGGACCCGCGGGCCCCCACGAACTGTTGCCCCTCGCTCTTCCGCATGTGGTGAACGAGCAGGATCGCCGTCCCCGCGTTCGAAATGTTCCAAAGCGGCATCAACGCCTCTTCCACCTGGCCCGCGTCGTTCTCTTCGCGTGTCGGCCACATCTTCGAAAGCGTGTCGAATACAACGAGGTCGAACTGGTGCTTCTCGACTTGCTCCGTGATCGCCTTGATGAAATCCCGCCATTCCTGCATTGTCGGGCGTACCTTAAACGGCCGGCACCACATGCCCACGTGGTCATTAATCATCAACGCGTCGCGCCGATCGGCCCAAATGCTCTCGTCTTCTTCCGTGATGTACAGCACCCGGCTCGGGGTGATTTCCAACCCGAGGAATTCCGATTGTGAACCGTCGAACGATTTCAAAAGGTGGCTGAGGATCGTACTCTTCCCCGCCTTCCACAACGCGGAGAACAGGACGATCCCACCGCGGGGAATGTACCCCTTCCACAGCCACTTCGTATCGTCGGCCTGGGCGCTGAGTTCGCTCATCCACTTGAAGGGCTTGGGGTCGGTACCATCCGCTTCGCCTTCTTGAGTCGCGGAAGGTTTCGAGAACGGCGAAACGGGTACTCCGTTCGGCGTGTTGATCTTCATCGTGAACCCGGAGAGGTCCACCGTCTTCCGCTGGCTCAATCTTTCGCCGTACCCTTGGCGCGCGAGTTCCTTTGCGGCTTCGCTGTAGTCACCCTTGTGCTTGATCTTCGCGTACACCGCGAACCGGGAGAACGGTGTTTCCGCGGCGAAGTCGGTGCTCGTTGTCCATGCGTAGAAGTACGGGTAGCCGTGGTTCTTGCTGGACACCATGCCGACACTTGCCGAGATTCCGGATTCTTTTCCGGGCCGAGTGAGGAATCCGCGATCGTCGCCGCATGTCTTCGCCCATGTCCAGCCATCGGCAAAGATGCCGGTTTCTTCCCACGTGCCGCGGCGGTTGAAATCGTTGCCGGGTGAATCTTCGCCGGCCGGCGTACCCTTCCGATCCTGGTCTCGCGGTTGTTCCGGGGATTGGTACTCGTTGCACTGGCAGCAATACTCCAAAAGTTCAACCCATTGGTCTTCTTCAAGCTCCTGAATCTCCGCTTCGATGTACCACTCGTACAGTTTGCCGGTCGCGTGGCATTCCGCCGGGCATCCGGGCGCGAGCACCTGGTGCCCTTCGCCGCGGATCTCGATTTTCGTTTTCCCTGTGGCATACCGGGCGAGCTTGGCTCCCGGTTGTGGATCGGCTAACCGAATCCACACGTGCCGGCCGCCGCTCGGGGTGGCCACCGTGGGCAGGGATTGAGCGAGGGTGCGGAGATTATCGGGCAGGCGTTGGATCCATTCGAAGTAGGCCGATTCGCCGTGGTGCTCGAAGTCCAGCACAACGAGGTTGCCCGATGCTGGGCCCGGAACAACGCCAATGCCCACCAGAGCGCCGCTAGCGAACCAGTTTGAGCACTCTTCGGGCGTGGGCAGCGTGTTGGAATACTTCCGCCATCCGGCAATCAGCGGCGACTTACTGCCGTCCGCTTTCACGGGGATTATGCTCAACCCCGCGGCGAGATATTGTTGTGCAACTTCCAAGATGTTCATTGAAAAGAATCCTTCATTAAGTTTCTGGTTTTGTGCTTCTCAACCGTTCACTAGAACGGGATGTCTTCGGCGTAAACCGTTTCAAAATCCGAAGGCAGTCGTTCGCGTTCAACTTTCACCACCGCCACGCCTTCAAGCCCAAACTGTTCAATCTCCAACGGGTCGGCCTTGCGGTACTCGTAGTAGCATCCACCGCAGGCCAAATACCCGGCGAATCGACCCGATGAATCTGGAATGTACGTTCGCTCTTCGACTGCTTGGCACTTGGGGCAAATGCTCTTCTCTTCGGGGATGCCCCCCACCGTGCAGTCGACGATTTCGGGGAAGGCTTTAGGGTTTGGGCTTCGCTTCACCGTGATCGTTTCCGGCACCGCCAACAATCCACTATCAGCCATCAACACCGCCTCGGCGGCCGTCGTGGGGCATCCGTACAAGCAGCGTTTCGACCACCATAGTTCCGCTTTGCCGCGAGCGAATCCGGAGTGTTCAACGCAAATCCATTCGCTCACGAACTCGTAAGCGCCGTACTGGTATTCAACCCGCATGGTTTTTGGTGCTGATTCGTCAGCCCCCTTCTTCCGATGGATGCGGTAGTTCACCGCAACGACGTCATGTGTGGTCGTCTTCGGCTCGCCGCTGAGAACATCCTCGCTGGATGCGGTTGTGCCATGGCTGTTGACCGGAGTTCTAACAGGTATGGGGAAGGCGTAGCCGCAATCGAGGCACACGCTCACAGCCCCGGCCATCACGGACCGGCATTCGGGGCAAGTTTTGCCCCCCGGTCTATCGCTCGCTGCGGTTTTCCCCTTGTGCGGCGCCTTCAAGTAATCCACCGGGCCGTGCCGCTCGATGTTCTTGCCGAAGTCCAATACCAAACAGTTTTGTTTGCCTGGTGCTAAGCGAAACCCTCTACCGATCATCTGGTACATCAGGCCGGGCGAAGCGGTCGCACGGAGCAATACAACACAATCCGTTGCCGGTGCATCAAAACCCGTGGTAAGTGTGTTGACGTTTACGAGGTACTGGATCCAACCGGCCTTGAATTGCTTGATAGTTTCGTCGCGTTCGTCGGCGTCGGTGTTGCCGTAGATTTCACCAACGCGGCGCTGCCCCATGATCACATAGAACCGCAAGGCTTCAAACGGTTTTTCGTTTTCTTCCAGCCAGTCGGAGCAGGCATATAAGAGCGTTGAGTCCCCATCCAACCCATCCGCCGGGGCAATTGGGCACAGCTTTAATTCTTCCGCAGCCATGGCGTGAGAATTGTGGATCCGGAGCCGGATCGCATCGACCACCCGCTGAGCGTGGGCGACACTCTGGCAAAAGATGATTGTGCTCTTCCGGTCCCATGTGGCCTGTAGAATCTCGCCAACGGCCGCATCAATAACTGGATCAAACGCAGCTTCGGCGGTGCCAGCTTCGAACTCCCCACGAACAACCTTCAACAACGAAGTATCAATTTCCTTGAGTGCAGCCTTGCTCACAATCTTGGACAGGTATCCGCGGTTGACAAGTTGCTTCACGCCGATGCTGTAGCAAATCTCGTTTAAGATGCCGTCAGGCTTACACAACGGGCCGGAAGACAACCGGTAAGGCGTGGCCGTGAGTCCAATAACCCTCAAGTCGGGGTTAATCTCAATCAGGTCGGCGATCAATCGCCGGTACATCCCATCCCCGCTCTCGGGAATCAAATGAGCTTCATCGATCAACACGAGGTCGAAGAACCCCAACTTCGCCGCTTTGTCATGAACGCTTTGCACACCCGCAACGAGAATCGGGGCGTCGGTATCACGCTGCTTTAACCCCGCAGAGTACAGACCAACGGGAATTTCCGGGGCAATCTCCGTGAGTTTTTCGACGGTTTGGAGTAGTAGTTCCTTCACGTGCGCAAGAATCAAAACCCTGCCTTCCCACAGTTCGAAGGCATCCTTACACATCATGGCAATTACCCACGCCTTGCCGCCGCCCGTGGGGATCTCGATACAAGGGCTTCCAGTGTGATTTCGCAGGTAGTCAAACGCGGCTTCCTTCGCCGCGGTTTGATAGTCTCTGGGGATGAAATTCATGATGCGGTTCCTCATTCGCTCACTGCCGCAAGCCCGCCACGATTTTTCAGCCGTGCGGGCAGGGGGCAAACAGGAATCGTTGCGTTTACTTTTTCGCGCCCCACGGCTTGGGGGCCGCGGTTGCCGCCGGCTTTTGTTGAGTGGTTGCCGCCGGCTTGGAATTGCTCATCGCTTCGTACTTCTTGATCTCGTTGCGGACTTCGCCGTCCTTGTCCGGCTTGGCATTGAGCCGGATCACCATCGGCAGGTCGTGGAGTTGGGTCGTGTCCTTGAGGTCGATCACGTTCACCGCGTGGCAGATTGCGGACAGTTCCGCTCTTGCGATGCTCACCGCGGTTTCGTTGGGGTTGTTGAGGTTGAGCCGGGCCCAGACCTTGCGGCCCTGGTACTGCCCTTCAATCACTTCGAAGGTCAGTTGCAGGTAGCTCCCGGTGCCGGCCTTCGTGGCCTTCTCTTCGCTCTCGGTGATGACAGCGACGTAGTTGCCTGCCGGTAACGGGTCGAATGCCTTTTGCGGTTCTACTTCCGCTGCGTTGAAATTGATTGCGGCCATGTGAGTGAATCTTTCGTTTTCAGGCTTGTTGGGTGATTTAATATCAGAGGTATTTGGCAAATTCTTCCCACACGAGTGGGATGTCACCGGGAATGCCGTACCGGTTTTTTGCTACGCAAGCGGGGCTTCCGACCGTCCGGAGGATTCGCTCCCCGCCGCCCGAACCGATGCCCTTGGCAATCGTGCGGGTCTTGTTGAATCCCAAGTCTTCCTTCTCGATCCGCATCTTCACCGTGGCGAAGAGTACGGCGTCCGCCCACTCTCTTAACGTCGCGTCGGCCTCCTTGTGCAAGCGGAGTGTGTACCGGTCGTACCCCTGGACTTCCGGATCTTCGAACCGTTCGACTTTGGCGTGAGCAATCAGGATGATTGCCATGCCTCGCTCGTTGCGGATCGCATCGAGCATGTTCAAAAATTCCGCCCAGTGCTTGAGGGCGAACTTGTAACCCTTGGCAAACCCGATCTTCTCGATCGAATCGACAAGGTTGGTACTGGCGACGTCCTCCCAGATGAGTTTTTCAAGCCAGTCGAGAGAGTCGATCACGAGCGACTGATACTCGTGTGGTTGGCTGTAAATTGCGTGAAGCTGGTTTTGCATCACGCTCCACTCGGTCACAAGCGGCAACTTGTGGCAGTCGATCCGGCCAAGTCCGTTTTCGGTTTGCAGGAAGATCGGTTTTGGTGCGTTGGCAGCGAAGGTACTCTTGCCGATGCCCTCGGTGCCGTAGAGTACAACTCTCGGGGGCTCGTTGATAACGCCTTGGATAATCGTGTCTAGCATGGGTTGGTTTCTTCTGGTGGTTGTGGTTTGGGTTCGTTAATAGGTCCGCAGCGTTTCACGTACTTCTTCACCGCGGCTTTCAGTTGTGCTTCTTTGATCCTGGCGAGTTCGCGGGCTTCACGCTCGTAGAACTTGGTTTGCAGTCGTTGGCGTTCCAGTTCTTCGAATGCGGCCCGCTCTTCCGGGGTCGATTCGTCGGCCTGTTGTGCAAGCCAATCAAGTTGTTGTTGTTGGGTCATGGCTGCGTCTTCTCGTGCAATTCCTGGCTCGCCACCGCGTGCAGTTCGCGGCACAGTTCGCGGATCAGCCGGAGCAGTTCCATCCGCTGATTCGGGCCGGGTTGCGCGTTGAACTCGCGGCGGATCGGGCCCGTGAGCATGACGATGGATCTTCCCGAGGAGGTCCTTGGTTCCGGCGTCTTCGGTGGTTCGGCATCTGTTGGGCTGGGCATGGCGTGTTTCCTGCGTGCGAGGGCGACGGATGCGACTGAGATCAAGCCGAACAGGGTGCATCCGGCGACGGCGATTGCGAGTTCGTAGAGCGTCGGGAAGAACATGGTGCGGCGTCCGTGCGTCTGGTGGTGCCCTCTACACCCGCAAGCCTCCGCCACGTCTGAGGTGGGGAGGCCGGGGTATCTCCCTACACCAGTCCAATCGTCCTTTCGCTCACGAGGAAAATCATCGCGGTATGAATGAGGCACCGCGAACGCCTCCCACCAAAGGGTGAATCGTTACCGGCACGACGAAAGTAGATTCAAAAGCGATTCCGAGTAACGAATGTAAGCCGACCTCGCCGACTCCGCCGCCGACCACTCCGCCGCCAACCACTCCGCCGCCAACCTCGCCGACCACTCCGCCGCCGACCACGCCGACCACTCCGCCGCCGACCACGCCGACCACTCCGCCGCCGACCTCGCCGACCACGCCGACCTCGCCGACCTCGCCGACCTCGCCAACCACTCCGCCGCCAACCTCGCCGCCGACTCCGCCGCCGACCTCGCCGACCTCGCCGCCGACTCATTCCATTCGCCCGATTCAATCGCCTTCCGATTCACTTCAGCGACTTGTTCGATGGCATCGAGTACCTGCTTCTTCAATTCATCGGTGATATCCAAGCCCTTCACCCGCTCCGTGTTTTCTTGCAGGAGAACAAGGGCAAACCGCCACTTGACCGGCTCCAAGTCCACGCCGACCGGGACCGCTTCGAGAAATTTGGCCGGGAACTCCTTCGCCACGGCGTTCGGAAGCCCCTCGAAAATCGTGTCTTCGAGGCGGGCCAGCCACACGGGCATTCCCAGTTCCACCGGGTAGCGTTCGTGGTTGTAGTCGTGGAGCGTGCAGCCCACGGCGCACCCCTTCCCGTTCACCCAACCATCGCCTTGGATGATCTCATCCGCGGCGGCATGAGCCTGCACGCGGGCGACATACTTGGCCTTCACGGCCGGATCGCCGTGGTAGCTGAGCAACTTCGACATCATGGCCCCCATTTGAGATGTTTCCTTACGGCCGCAAGCCCACCGGCGAACCGATGGGCTAGGGCATCCTCCGTGGTGGTTTCGAGACTACCGACACCGTCCGCCGAGTACCTTGCGGATCGCATCGCGGACGGGTTGCCGTCGTTCATTCGTGGTCGTGGTCGCCAAGCACTTCGGCGCCACGGCTTGCGTCATCGCCTGGGCCGTCGCGTACACCGCCTGACGCACGGGCGTGGGGTAGCTGGCTTGCTGCACCGGGTAGCTACACACGCCGCCGGGACATTGGGCGTGGGCAACGCATCCGTAGCCTGTGGATGCCGCGAGGGTCGCAAGCCCGATCAAGAACCGTTTCATCTGTCACACTCCATTGAGAATGCCCCGTAGGGCGAATGATGGGAGCACGCTTCCATGCCCCCGTGAATCAGGCGGCGGATCGTTCCGCCATTGCGGCCAGTTCCGCTTGTACTCTCGCCGTGTGCGCTTCGACCAGTTGCTCCATCACCTCGGGGTCGGGGTGGCGTACCTGATAGATCGAGAACCGACGCAACTCGTAGAGCGAGCGCAATTGATCGTGGCAGTGTTCGCACTTCCCGCTGCGGAGCGAATCGACCCCGCGGAACACTTCCCGGCATTCGCTGCAAATCAGGGGCTGTGGCATGGTCGATCCTTCACTCGTATATCTGGGCGGGCGGCGACAGATCGCAACACCGGTACACAGCCCGCCCCCAACCGGGAACGCCCCGGTGGATCTAATGTTTCAGTGCGTGAGCAAGGTAATTCCGGCCCGGCCCAACTCCGCGAGGTGGCAGTCGAGCACCTTGCCCGGCTCCGGCTCACTCACCCGCCGGATCCTCGCGTACCCGTCCCGGACCCAGAGCACCCGGTACACAAAGCCCGTCGCACCGGAGCGGATCAGCATGTCGGGCCGAACCTCGTGAGAGAGGATGCGGGATTCCACGCTGCCAGTGTCGGCGGCGGTAGTCGGTTCGGCGGTCGCGTTCATGACTTCACTCCCTTGTTGAGATTCCCGAGATCCTTGAGTGCCTGTTTCGCCGCTGCCTTCGATTGATCCTCGGGGAGTCTCGTCGGCTCCGCACCCGCCAGGTCACTCGCGAGCATGAGCCGACCGTACAACTCCCGAACCGATTCCCCGTCGATCATCCAGTTCCCCGTGCCGTCGATCCGCGAGCCGCGGAGCTTGCCACGGCGGAGCATCAATCCGACCCACGGTTTCGACTTGTCGAAGAACCTCGCGACGGACCGCACCGAATGCACCGTGCCCGCGGTGAATGCGTGGATCGTCGGTTTGGCGAGCACGGCGGGCATCGGTACGCACTTTCCACCTGGACGCCTGCGGGGTCGCAGTCGCCTACGGTTGTGTGTTCGGGGTCGTGTGAGGCTGTCGAGTTTGCGAACGATCAATATCGTCGCAACGGAAGTCTATCAGCGATTTCGGACTCACTTCGGCGGTCGGTCAAAACTCCCGACCATTCCCGGTAGTTCCCGGCCATTCCCGGGTTTTTCCACCCCTACTTGCTCTTGACACCCTCCAAGGATTCGGGCGGTTCAGGCTCTTTCTGGGGGCAAACCTGAATCCACGCGAGCCACACGCCTACCGCGAAGTTCGTCCACGAATCACCACCGCCAACGCGAATCGGCGGGGGAAAGTAGCCCGTCTTCACCCACCCCTTCACGGTCTTCTCGCTCTTGTCAATCACGCGGCATACGTCAGCCAAGTTGAGAAGCGGTTCGAGTGGCGCTTGGATCGTGATCGCTCCGAGTTGTGCCATCGTCGAATACCTCCCCTCAACGACCCAAGCCCGCGCCGGGATCACCGGGCGGGCCTGTGGTGTGGTGAGTTTTGGCCGTCACCTGGCTGCCTGTTTTGGTCGAAGGCTGACCTCACTTGCCAACTGGGTAGTGAGTCCTGGTACTTGTCAATCAGATAGTACTTCCTCGCCGGTGCCAGTCACGTCCGGCTTGCTTACTTCCGCGTCTGACTTGCGTCGTCGGCTTCCATGCACGTAGCTTAACGGATAGGTTAAGCTTGTCAAGTAGGTTAAGAGGAATTTCGGGAAAATAATTAACACTACGGTTAAGTGCGTGATATACTGCCCCACATGACCCCAGAAGAAGTAACCACAGCATTCATTGCGGCCGTGCGGCGATTGCTCAAGGCGAAGAATCTCAGCCAACGTGAGTTTGCTAAGACGCTCGGCGTGAGCGAACAGAACGTATCACGGATGCTTTCGGGCCGGGTGTCGACGACTGCCGACACTATCGCGCAGGTGTGTACCGCGTTGGGCGTGAGCGTGTGCGACCTATTTTGTGAACCGAAGAAGCCCAAGCCGAAGAAGTGATTTCGCGCATGCTCATGCCCCTCTGGGTGGTGTGGATCGCTAGGGGTTCCATCCCCGGAAATACCGGGTTGATACTGTACACGTGAACATACCCGACTATTCCGGCTGGGCAAGGTGATTCGCGGATTCCCGTCAGAATGGGTAGCGTCGGCCAATTCGGCGGGTGAGGCATGCGCGACTTTGTTGATCGATGATCCTGGAACTGTGGAAAACTCACGATGACCGAACTCGCCCGATTCCAGTCCGCCTGCGATGCCCGCCCCGGCGACAGCGTTACCCTCGGCATCTTCGCGGACTGGTGCGCGGAGAACGGCCTGCACGAGCAGCACATCGAGGCCCGGCGTCGCCTGGTCGCGTTGGCCGTGGGGCTGGGGGTGGAGTGTGGGGAGTGCGTCAACGGTCGCGTGAATCACCAGCCCGCGAACCGATACGAAGACAAGTCTGAACGATGCCGGAAGTGCAAGGGCGGCACCATCCGCCCGCTGGCATCCGAGGAAGCCCTTTGGCGTGGCCTGTGGGTGCAGGCGATGCGGGAGGCGGCGGGGGAGGGAAAGAAATGCCCTTCCGGTTGCTTCAAACTCAGCAACGGTATCTACTGCGTGCGTTCGCCTAAGCACGCCGGGACGATGGCAAAGACCTGCCGCACTTGTGACGGCACCGGCACCGTGTCCAACGGCTTCGCGGAGTGGGGAGAGTTCGCGGAAGTTCAGGAGGAGTTGGCGGGGATGAAGTGCCATCCGTGGTGCGAATCGTCAGAGCGCGCCGATGCCCTGAGGAAACGCGAACGGGAGTTGATGCTTCACAATTGGGCCAAGTGGGCTTCCAGCCTGCCCGGTCAACAGCCTGCCCTTGACGCCAACCTTCAGAATCACACCTACGCCATCAACGCGACAATCCAGAACGAAGGCTGCACTTTTGTCTTTGATCGCGGGCTGCCCGCCCGAATCCGCATCCCGTTCGACCAGTGGTGCGGCGAATCCTGCGAGCGGTGCGAGAACGGCAGGGACGGCAACGGCAACTGGATACTCGCACCAGAGAACGCAACGGGCGAGCCGTGCTACG